GATTTAGGTAAGACGCATCCGTACATCAAATTTAAGATTATAGACGCTAATCCAGTAGAGGAAATCAATTTTCATATGCCAATTGGTATTAGCTTTGCGGATGGTGCAGGTTACGGAACAATGAACCTTGGAGCTATCGGTAGTGCATTACTCGGGGGAGGGGGAGTAGGAGACTTTGCCAATGCTGCAGGTAGTGCTATTTCAAGTGCGATGAACAACTTTAAAAATTCTGCAGGTGGGAATTGGGGTTCTGCCATCGCGGCATCGGTGCTCGCCAATATGGTGCCAGGTGCTTCATTTTCGTCTGCAACAGAAGTGTTCTCCTTTGCTCAAAAATCAGTCATGAATTCGTACACCAACGTTACCTTTACGGGTACCACGCCTCGAGCATATTCATTTACATTCAAGTTGATGGCGGTTAATTTAGCAGAATCGAAGGCAATCACAAACATAGTTAATACGTTTAGACGTAATATGTATCCCAGAGAACTAAATGCATTTTTATTGAAATACCCTTCAAAGTTTGAAATATCGTTCTTCGACGGGGCCAATGAAATGTCACACGTTTCGAAAATTTATGAAACCTACATGACTTCTATGAATGTCACTTATAACGCCACAAGCAACGTATTCTTTGAGACTGAGGATGGTGACGAAGATGGCGGTGCGCCAAGCGAAGTTGATGTTGCTATATCATTCCAAGAGACTCGTTCTTTATCACAAAAAGACATTGATAATCTTGAAAAATATAAGATTCGTTCTTATGGCGCTAAAAGGAGTTAAATAATGTCATTTTTTAAACCATTTCCGTACACCAAATATGAATTCGGTACCGATAGTGTTAAGACTAACATCAAGGACATTTTCCGATATATACATGTTCGTGAAAATATAATCGATGATGCCAATGGTTACAAATATTATCAGATACACGATGGCGAGAGACCTGATGTTGTATCATATAAGTTATATGGAACTCCTGACTATTACTGGACTTTCTTTATCGTTAATGACACGCTACATGGAGGATTGTCTGGTTGGCCATTGTCTTCACAGGAATTTGAAAAATATATGGATGAAGAGTATGCCGGTGTTGTGATAAGCGCTTTGCCTACAATAGAAAGAAATTCCGATCAATTGATTACTAACTATCTGGATAGTGTGGCAGGTCGTTTCACCATTGGAGAAACAATAACGGGTAGTTTGTCTGGCGCTACAGGAAAAATCGTGGCCAAGAACTCTCGATATAATCATATCACATTAGAGAACGTCACAGGGTCATTTAAACCTGGGGGAGCAACAGGGGATCCTGAGAACGTACAAGGGGAAACTTCATTAGATTTTATATCGTCATGGCAGGTATTCCAACGAAAGATTGCTCCAAAATATTACACCGATGCTAATGGCCTTATTACTGACAATAGTTTATTCATCCCTGGCGGTGCTGAGAATAATACCTTAACCTATGTCAGTAATAGAGAATGGGAAACTGAATTGAATGATAAACGATCTGCAATAAGAGCAATCCGTCCTGAATTAATTCAAGATTTTGCTTTAAAATTCAAAAGGTTGTTAAATGGGTCAGTCTAATATATCGGCTACATCGTATCAATTTAAGAAGATAGAACTTACCAACCATGCCGGTATTACCTGGGATATAGGCGACTTGATTCAGAGCGTGGAAATTGTGGAAAGTGTATACACATCGACGCTAACGTATGAATTCTCTATAGTTGATGCCGCGGATTTTTTCAATCTAGTTAAGATATCTGGAAACGAAAAGATCAATTTTGTATTGGCAAAACATAATGGAGAAGAACTTGAGATTTTCGAAAAGGAGTGCTATGTCGTTGATATACCATTGTATTCTCGCCAAGGTAACAATACTCAGATATATAAATTATCATGCGTATCAAAACATGGATATCTCGCAAGTATAGTAAGAGTATCGAAAAAGGTAAACGGATCTGTTGTAAGTATTATTAAAAATCTAATAGAAGGAGATTTAGATACGCCGGTTGCAAACGTCAGTTTAACGTCTGCCGGTAATATCAAGGGTATTATTCCTAACATGAACATAAACGAAGCAATCGACACATTGCTTGAACGTGCATACGATGAATTGGGTTATAAGTTTTTTGTTTATGAAACATTGTTTGATGGCATTAGAATAGAATCATTTAAACCGATGCTTGAACGAAAGGTACGAGGCGTCTATAAAAAGAACGCACTTAAAACCAAAGAAGCAAGTAATGACATTGCTGGTGACCCACATGCTGCCGCAGGGTTTAATGAAGACAAATATAATATTATTGACTTGTCGTCCGAACTGGGATTCTCTAAGTTGGCAGCACAGAATAATGGTGTGTATTCGTCCAATACTCTTGAAGTCGATACATCGAAGAAAAGTTATAAAAATCACTTATTCAAATACAACAACAAAAACATTATCAATACCCAGTCTCTTTATTCCTCGGATATAAAGTTCAAGAATCTCGAACTCTCGGAGTTTGGTGATACATACTTTAGTATTATCAACAAGAGTTCGTTATTATTTGATAATGAACAAAATTATAATTCAACCATAGCTCCTATGTTTGGTATAACCAATTCAATAGAGGAGAATATACAGGCAATGGTTCATAGCATGACCGTCCCTGGCAATCCCGAGCTAAGTAGCGGTTCTATTGTTGATATTCTATTACCGAAACCTATCGACCCCGCGCTCGAGAATCTAAGCGCTATTGATGCCGAACATAACATTGATCGGTTTATGTCGGGTAAATACTTGGTAATAAACAACGTTCATTCTTTCGAAAAGGGCGTGTATAAATCTACAGTAAGAATAGTTAGAGACAGTACAGACGTAAGTTTAAATGAAAATGTACCGAGTAAAACATAATGAATGATTTTATGTGGTTTTCAGGTGTAATTGAAGACATACAAGACCCGAGCATGTTAAATAGAGTTCGTGCAAGGTGTTTTGGTTTTCACACCGACGACAAAACATTAATACCCACCAAGGATTTACCATGGGCAACTGTTATGATGCCCTGTACCTCGTCTGGAATGTCCGGCCTTGGAGCATCCCCTCATGGATTATATGCAGGTAGTTGGGTGTTTGGTTTTTTCAAAGATGGAGATTCGCACCAAGACCCAGTTATTATAGGGACAATGATGGCGTTACAGGGCGAAATGCCCGACACATCGAAAGGATTCTCGGATGTGACAGGTAATTATCCCAAGAGCGATTATTTAAATAGAAGTGACGTTAATAAACTTGCTACCGGCACGGATACAATATCATACACACCCGATTCTATAATAAATGAGCCCGCTTCACCCTATGCTGCTGTATATCCAAACAATAAAGTAATTGAGAGTCCTGCAGGCCATATCATAGAAATGGATGATACTCCTAGTGCTGAACGTATAAGAATAAAGCACAAAAGCGGCACACTCGTTGAAATACACCCCAACGGAGATATGGTCACCCGAAATGGAAACAAATGGTCTGTAACCACGGGCAATGACAAGGTGCATATCACGGGTGCAATGCAAGTCAATATCGATTCTGATGCTAACATAACTGTCGGGGGAAGTACTATATTAACGTGTGCCTCCACCACGATTACAGGCAACTTGAGTGTTGGTGGAAGCATCATTGCAGGTACATCGATCACGGCAGGTACTGCAATCTCCGCTGGGTCAACCATATCTGCTGTAGGTGGTATAACAGGAGCAACTATAGATTCATCTAATGTCTCTCTTGACACCCATTCACATGAATAAAACAAATACTGATATTCTTTCATAGATAGGGTATAAATAAACATATGTCTACAGAAATATTAAGCGACAAGAGTATACTCGGCGAAAAATCCCGTATCGTATCACGATCAAAGGGTTATTCCGATCTAGACTTAAGTCTGAAACAGAATCCGGCCCATGGTGATATACTCCCATTGTTGGATTTAGACGCGGTTAAACAATCAGTAAAGAATTTGATATTAACCTCAAAGCAAGAACGATTGTTTCAGCCATGGTTAGGTTCGGGTGTTCGTGATCTCTTATTTGAACCTGCGGACAACGTAACTATAGGTTCTATAAAACAAGAAATGATGAGAGTACTCACAAAATACGAACCTCGAGTAAGCGTTAACTATATACAGATAACAAATCAAGAAGAAAATAATTCACTGTTTGTTTCTCTCAATTTCTCAGTTGTTAACCTAGAAGAAGACGTTAGCATAGACTTTTATTTGGACAGGGTAAGATAAATGGCAACACAATTAAACGCCACAGAATTAGATTTTGACAAGATACGCACCAACTTAAAATCGTATCTAGAGAGTCAATCAAAGTTTAACGACTATAACTTTGATGGTTCGGGCATGAGTATCTTTTTAGATCTACTTGCTTATAATACACACTACAACGCATTGAATGCTCACTTTACGGTTAACGAAGCATTCCTTGATTCTGCACAGATTCGAGGCAACGTGGTATCTCACGGTAAACTATTGGGATATATTCCTAGGTCAACCCTGGGTGCTACTGCTGTTGTTGACATAAGTGTTCCTACCCCGATTGGCGCACCACCAACTACCTTAACTTTGTCTCGCGGCTCTGCTTTGTCCTCAATAATTGACGGTGTTGAATATCCATTCATTGTCACGGATTCTAAAACAGTAACTCTATCTTCTACAAGTACATTCACCTTCAGCGATGTTGTGATAAAACAGGGTGTATTTAAAACCGTTAAGGACCGTGTTGATAATAGCACAAGCAATCAAAGATTCGATATTCCAGATAATAACATCGACACTACCACAATGATAGTTCGAGTACGAGAAAATCAAGAAGCGGAAAGTTATAAGATATACAAACAGTTTACGTCATTTGTAAGTCCAGACGGAAATTCTAACATATTCTTTCTACAAGAAAACAATAGTGGTTATTACGAAATCTATTTTGGTGACGGTATTATCGGTAATAAATTGGTGTCGAATAATATCGTAGAAATTGAATATATACACTCCTCTGGTGTAGCAGGAAATGGCGCTGGCAAAGACGCAACCGCACCCTATACCTTCACATCAAATATCGAAGGTAATACAAATGTAGTAGTGGCCACTTCTACGGTAGGCGCTTTATCTATTGGCGGTGACGATAGGGAAGATTTGGATTCGATTCGATTCAACGCACCTTTGACTTTCATTACACAGAATCGTGCTGTAACTGCAGACGATTATCGTGCAATTCTTGTTAAGGAATATGGCGACATTGAAGCTATATCAACCTGGGGCGGTGAAAATAGTGATCCTCCAGATTATGGCAAAGTCTACATATCAATCAAACCAAAGTCAGGCAGTTTCTTATCTGCCCAGGCAAAGCTCGATGTTACCTCGATATTGAAGGGTAAGAATGTTGTATCAATAACTCCTGTATTTCTCGACCCTGAATATACCTACATATCACTTGAAGTATTCTTTAAGTATAATCCCAATCTGACGGACAGAACACAAGCAGAATTGCAGGCCTTGGCTATACAAAAGATAACTGAATATAATCTCACAGAGTTAAGACGTTTTGATGGCGTGCTAAGACACTCCAAACTTCTCAATAACATTGACACAAGTGATAGCGGTATATTGAATTCTAATGTTCGCGTATTTATGTACAAAAATGTTACTCCAAATGCTGGTGTTACCAATTCTATTACGTTGAATTATTCCGCTCCTACTTATGTTTCTGAATCGGACGAACAGACTTTGTCATCAAGTGCCTTTCTAATAGATGGTGTCAATCATTATTTTGGAGACAAGCCGATTACCGATTCCACAAGCCGAACAGTATACGTCTACAAATTGGGGGGAAGCAACGAGAAAATCACGGTTATAGCAGAGGCGGGTAACATGAACCCTGTAACTGGAGTGGTGTTATTAAGTAATTTTACTCCAGACAATGCAACCGTAATTAAAGTAACAGTAACTCCTAACTCGTATGACATTGCGCCAAAACGCAATCAACTAATTGAAATTGATTTATTGAGTGTTTCAGTTAACGGCGAAGTAGATACAATTGCGACTGCTGGTTCTGCCGGTGCCATTAATTACGAGACAACTTCGAGACATTAATAATGAGTGTAATCGAAACAGTAGCTTCTGCTAGACGTAAAACCAAGGAAAGTGTTCGTATAGAAGGAATGATTCCATTAGAGTTGAGAGAAGACTCTGCATTGTTGATAACAATGATGGATGCATATTACGACTTCATGAATCTGTTTGGCCATTCGTATAATCTTGCGACACAGACTTATTATGCAACAGTTGTTAATAACCATGTCATATTTAAAGCAGACGCCAACGATTACTTCTATAGCACAAACAATACATTTACTTTGTATGATAATAATGGTGTTGAAATATCAATGCCAGTTACAAATTACGTTGGCGGCACGGATGATTTGCCCGATGCCTTAACAACGCCTTTAGTAACATATGGTGTTCTGTTTAATATTAACCACGCCGATCTTATTGGATACGAATTAAAACAATTGAAGCTAGTGACCAATGTTATTAGATATGTTGGTGACAATCCCACCCACGCAATTGATACCCTACTTGAAGAACGAGATATTGATACTATTCAAAATTCTTATCTTAAGTTTATTCAAAAAGAAATTGCAGCAACTATACCTCGCGAACTTCAAACAGATAAGAAGTTGTTATATAAGAATATAACTCAATTCTATAGAGAACGTGGTTCTGAGGAATCAATCGCGGTGTTCTTCAAGATTCTTATTGGAGACAACGTAGAAATTAAGTATCCCGCCAACGATATGCTTATACCATCCGACGGCCGTTGGGACCAAGATGCATCTTCGTATAAAGAAACGTTTAATGCCGAGGGTGTTGTAGATGGGTCGGAGTTTACCTCGGGCAAATTCATCGACAATAGTGG